TGAAAATTCAGGTGGAGGCGGTGGAGGCGGATGGGGTGCCAGTGGTGGTAATGTTGTCATGAACTTGATAGAAGGTGGCGGTTATACTTATTCTACTGGCGGTGCAGGCGGTAAAGCTATAGCACTTAATGGATATACAGTAACATACTTAACAACAGGAACAATTTATGGAGCGGTTAGCTAATGAATACGTAATACGTATTTTTTAATAAGATAAATATCTATATGGCAACCATGTATAAAGGATTTAGCACTGTAGGTCGGACTAAAAAGTATCGACTAACAGACCAAGATCTAATCAAACAAGATTTAGTCAATCATTTTTATATCCGCAAGGGTGAAAAATTGATGAATCCTAACTTTGGCACTATTATCTGGAACGTGCTATTTGAGCCAATGACTGATGATCTTAAAGCAGTCATAATCGCAGATATCAAACAAGTTGCCAGCTATGATCCACGTTTAAGCATAGACAATGTGGTTGTCACAGAATTTGAACAAGGTATACAAGTAGAACTTCAACTGCGCTTCGTAGAGTCTAATCAGATCAATTTGATGAATCTTAGATTTGATGGGGCTAACAACACACTAACCACAGCATAATTAACTACGTACTTTTTATTCCTGATAAATACTAGATAACAGGAAAAAAGGCATGGCAACTACCACAAGACAAACAGGTTTATTAGTCAATCAAGACTGGACTAAGCTGTATCAAACCTTCCGTTCAGCGGACTTTCAAAGCTATGATTACGAAACACTTCGTAAGTCAATGGTTGACTATCTTCGCTTATACTACCCAGAAGACTTCAATGACTTTATTGAGTCCAGTGAATTTATTGCTTTAATTGACCTTATCGCTTTCCTTGGACAAAGCCTGAGTTTCCGTGGTGACTTAAATGCCCGTGAAAACTTTATTGACACAGCACAACGCCGTGACAGTATCCTTAAACTAGCACGACTAATTTCATACACTCCTAAACGTAATATCACTTCTACTGGATTCTTAAAGGTTGACAGTGTCAGTACATCAGAAACTGTCTACGACAGTAACGGATTAAATCTATCTGGTCTGGTTATCAATTGGGCAGACAGCGGTAACGACAATTGGCAAGAACAATTTACTGCTATCATCAATGCTAGTTTACAAAATAATCAAGTAGTTGGCAAACCTAGTAATAGTGCTATTATCAATGGTATCACACATAATGAATATCAGATTAATCTAATATCAAATCTGATAGCAACCTACGCTTTCAAAAGTGCTATCGAAGGTAATCAAACAATGTTTGAGATGGTGAGTCCAACATCAGTTGGTAAATCATATGTTTATGAAAGTGACCCAAAACCAAACAGTCCATTTAATTTATTGTATAAAAACGACAACCTAGGCAATGGTAGTAATAACACCGGATTCTTTTTATTCTTCAAACAAGGTAGTTTAGCCAGCATCGACTTTAATCTAGCAGAAAGTATTCCTAATCGTGTCTATGGCGTCAATGTTGATAATATCAACAACACTGATATATGGTTATACAGTGTTGACCAAGACGGTAATTTAGGTACCCTATGGACACAAGTTCCTGCGGTGGGTGTTACCAACGTTATTTTTAATCAGACCACTGTAAAAACGATCTATCAAGTAAACAGTCGTGCCAATGATCAGATCGACATCGTCTTTGGTGACGGCGCATTTGCAGAAATTCCACAAGGTCAATATCGATTATATTACAGAGTAAGTAGTGGATTAAGTTATAAAATCACGCCAGATGAAATGCGTAATATTATTGTTCCTATTAGCTATGTTAGCCGTAGCAATAGAATTGAAACAATCACTATTCGTGCTAGTCTACGCTATACAGTAACTAATGCCACAGCGAGAGAGTCGTTAAACGACATCCGCCAAAAAGCACCACAACAATACTATACACAGAATCGTATGATTACTAGTGAGGATTATAATATTCTTCCTTACACATTATTCAGTGATATTCTAAAAGTCAAAGCAGTAAATAGAACCAGCAGTGGTATTAGTCGTTATCTAGATGTTGTTGATGTCACAGGCAAATACTCTAGTACAAATATTTTCTGTGATGATGGTATGCTTTATCGTGATCCATTTACACAAACATTTAGTTTTAGCTTTGACACAGTCAATGACATTTATAAAGAAGTATTAAACAAAGTCAAACCTATCGCATCAGCACAAGAAACTCTACAGTTCTTCTATGCATTTATGGGAAAAATTGGTATTACCAATGCTTATTGGAATAAGAGCCCAGAACAAACAGGCCTATCAGGATATTTGTATGACAGTACAGATAAAATCTTGCAAGTAGGTAATTATGTAAGTGATACAAAACAATATATCAAGCAAGGTGCTATCATTAAGTTCTCAGCAGGTGATGGCAATTATTTTGACGCACAAAATAACATACAAACAGGCACTCCTAGAAATAACAGTGACAAATATTTTATCTATGCCCCAGTATCTCAAGTATTAGCAGATGGTACCAATGGTGGTGCTGGTGATCTAAGTAACGGTAGTGGTCCAATAACATTAACTAATCAGGTACCTACAGGTGCAGTTGCAGTTGGTGTATTTCCTGCATTTAATAACAATTTTAGTTCATCTCTGATAACAACAATCGTTGGGTATATCCAAGCATTTGAAAACTTTGGACTACGCTACGATGTTTATACTAGTGCCTGGAAAATCGTATTACCACAAGACATAAAACTCACAGGCGAGTTTAGTCAAGGCTATGCCGGCAACACCAGTGGCACTGGCCTAGATGCTAGTTGGATTATTAGTTTCCAACCAGTGGGCAAAACTTATAACGTTGTATATCGAGGATTAAATTACATCTTTGAAAGTACAGAACAAACAGATTTCTACTATGATGGTACTGTTAAGATCTATGATCAAACAACTGGTGTAACGATTTACGATCAAATTAATGTTCTAAAGGTTAACACACAACCAGACAGCTCAAATCCTCTAGGACTTGATTATAGTTGGTATGTGTACAAAAATGTTACAGATGTTGATGGATTCCAAAATCCAAACAAAATCCTAGTAACATTCTCAGATTCGAATAGTGACGGTATTCCAGATAATCCTGAGTTGTTTGAATTTTTAATTAGTCCTGATATTAACACAGATCAAAAATATGTTTACTTCCAAAGTGCATTTGGATATGATAACTTCGTTATACAAAATCCCGTTGACAATGCACAAATAGTATCAACGTATACGTCATTGGGGGCAATACGCGAACAGGTTACATTATATTCAAATAATCAAATATTTTATATTCCTGATCTAAATATATTTTATAAATTGACTATTAACGGATCTGTATATAATTTAGATCTGTTAACTGGCTATACAGCAAAAATTGGCCGACAAGATTTATATTTCCAATATCGACACAATAGTCCAAATGATCGACGCATTGACCCAAGCCCAAATAATATCATTGACTTGTATATTTTAACTAATTCCTATTCTACAGATTATGTTGCTTGGATCCAAGATAGTTCAGGTAAGATCAGTCAACCAAGCGCACCAACTCCGGAACAGTTAGGTGTAAACTACAATAGCTTAAATGACTATAAAGCAATCAGTGACACTATCATTTATAATCCAGCTATTTTCAAACCAATATTTGGTGATAAAGCAGATACAGCATTACGAGCGACATTTAAGGTAGTAAAAAATCCTAATATTGTTGTCAGTGACAATGACATCAAGACCAGTGTGATTTCTGCAATTAACAAATATTTTGACATTGCGAATTGGGACTTTGGTGAAACATTTTATTTCAGTGAGCTAGCGGCATACCTACATAAAGAACTATCACCAAACGTAGCAAGTATCATACTTGTGCCTGCTAGTGCCAGTGAAGTGTTTGGTAGTCTGTTACAGATCAATGCCAACTTCAATGAAATTATTATAAGTAGCGCAACCGTAGATAATGTACAGGTCATCAGTGCAATCACAGCTGCACAATTGAACCAAAACGTACTAGCTTAAATATATGAATACAACAATAAGAGAACGAAATGGCCGTTAGAAAGAGTATAAATTTACTCCCAGGAGTATTCCAAACCGACGCAAATGAGAAGTTTCTTTCTGCGACGATAGATCAATTGATCTCAGAACCGTCAATGAAGAATCTCTATGGATATATAGGGCGTAAGTTTTCTCCAACATATCATCCAGGTGACAGTTATGTAACTGAAGACACCAGCGAAAGACAAACATATCAACTTGAACCAAGCACTATAATTAAAAATGATCAGGGTGAGATTACATTCTTTGCTAGCTACATAGATTTCTTAAATCAAGTCAGACATTACGGTGGAATAACAGATAACCAAAGTAGATTATTTAACAGTGAGTTTTATAGTTTTGATCCTGGTATCAGCTTTGATAAGTTTGTTAACTTTAGCCAATACTATTGGCTGCCAAACGGACCAGTAGCGGTTGGGATAGATACCACTGGAGTTGAATTACTAGCAAATTTTGATGTAACACGTAACGATTCTACTAACTCATACGAATTTGTTAATTCAGTAACAACGTTCAATGCTATTACCTTAGCACGTGGCGGCACATACACATTTAATGTTAATCAAGACAGTAATTTTTGGATACAAAGTGAGCTAGGAGTTAATGGCACGCTAAGAGCCATTCCATTGGTAAGTTCACGTGATGTGCTAGGTGTTGAAAACAATGGTGCACAATCTGGACAAATTACATTCTCAGTTCCACAAAAAAATGCGCAAGAAAGATTCATTGATCAGACGTTAATCGCATCAGTTGACTATGCTTCACCTACAACATTTGCAGATTTACAAAATCAATATCTGTCAAACTTCTTAATAAAATTTCCAAGTTATGCTGGCATTGTTCAACAATTTGATGGCAAACAATTAATTTTTGTAGGACAAAATCAATCATTGAATTTAGGTGAAGAAGCCTGGACTGTTGGTGGAACTACAAATAGTTTCTCGATGGCACATCCAAAAGACAGTGTAGTACCTGCAGCATTACGCTTTGGTATTTGGCAAATACAATTAATCACTGTTGGCAGTGACAAATTAATTAATTTATTTTATGTACAAGATGTTCCTTTTGATCAAAAGGTCTACATTAAATTTGGTGTGACAAATGCCAACAAAGAGTGGTATAAAGAATTTGATGGTTTTTTCCATCAGACTCCGTTGTTAACCAGCCTTCAAGATACATTGTATATACAAGATAGCATAAATCCCAATATCTATGCCACGATTAAAATCGTTGACTATAATAATTTTACCATTGATGCTGAGAAAGATATCATTGGAGAAAAAACTTATACTAGCCCCAATGGTGTAACATTTACCAGCGGATTAAAAATTCGATTTGATGTTGATGTTACTCCAGCAAAATATCAAAATAATACCTACTATGTAGAAAATGTTGGTGACAGCATTAATCTAGTAGATGTTAATTTACTTGTAACTCCAGAAGTGTACAATGATGAATTAAAAACAAATTATCCAGTCAATCGTATTATCATTGATCAGGCTACCACTGAAGAAATTCCGGCCGGCACAACGATAACCATTGGTATTAATACTATCGTAACAGATAAGATAGTGCTTAAAGGCGCAACAGATATAACCACTCTCAATGAATTACAGGATGCCAATGGAGCATATATTATTGAGTACGGTATGACTGTAAACGGTCAAGGTATTCCAACCGGCACAGCGGTATATGATGCAATTACCAACAATGTATTCCCAGAATATATCACTATTAAACGAGATGCAAAAAATCTCAATGCTTGGTCACGTAACAATCGTTGGTGCCACGTTGACGTGATTAAAGCTACAGCAAAATACAACAATATTAATTTAATTATCGATCAAAATTTACGAGCACAACGACCAATCGTACAATTTGAAGGTGATTTTCAGTTAGTCAATGAAGGTCGATTTGGAAAACCGGCAATTGATATCCTGGATACCAACACGACAGAGGCGTTTGCATCATTGGAAGGTCAGCCATTGGCGTTTGCATTTGGAGTACCATTATTTGACGGTATGCGGGTGCTGTTTGCTGCAGATCAAGACCCATTGGTTCGAAATAAAATTTATGTAATTAACCTTGTACAATATAGTGTAGACAATGGCGGCGTTCCAACAGGTACACAGTATATAAAGTTAACCAAAGCTGAAGATGGTGACGGTCAAGAGTACGATACGATTGTAGTTAAATCTGGACAGTACAAAGGTAGCCAATGGTGGTTTGATGGATCATTTTGGAATCAAAGCCAACAAAAATCACAACTACAACAAGATCCTATATTTGACGTAGTTACATATGACCCAACTACACAATTAACAGGTACTAGCCTATCAGACATTAACGCATTCCCTAGAAGCGACTTCAAAGGCACACGACTGTTTGGATATACTAGACAACACACTGCCGGTTTACCTGATATAGAATTTGATGGTATTAATGTTACCTATATTAATCAGACAGGAACACCCGACAGCGTATTAGGATTTGCGTTAAAATATAGAAGCTTAACAACACAGGGTGATATTGAATTCCAAAATTATTTTAATACAGATTCGTTTACCTATGTAGTTGATCAATCTGACGTAACTGAAAAGATTAGTCGAGGGTTCTTGTTATCTGCTATAGATTCTGTAGACCGAACCAATGTTAGTATTAAAAATACATGGAAAACAGTTGTTGAACCTAGTAAACAATATCAAATTTTAACATTTAATTATACTGGAGCTACTACAACGTTCCAATTGGATGTAACTCCAGAAACCGCAGTGTCTATTCCTACTGTTAAAGTATATCAATATACAGCAGAGTCACAAAAGCTACTTAAATCAACTCAGTGGTCGTTGGGAGTTAATAATAAATTAACCGTTAATGCAACACTATCTGTTGGTGACCAAATTATAGTTTTAGTCTATAGCCTAGAAGTTAGTTCTAGCGGATATTATGAAGTTCCACAAAATCTTAATCTTAATGCACAGAACATAGATATTGATACAGTTACTTTGGGGCAGATTCGAAATCACCTAATAGAATTAAGTAACAACAGCACGACCTTGGTAGGCGACAGCATACTTGGTGCAAATAATTTACGTGATATTGAAATTAAAGCACAAGGCGGAAGTATCTTACAACACAGTAGTCCTATTCCTTATGCTAAATTGTTCTTGATGGATGATCAGGCTAACTTTATAGAAGCTGTGAGATTTGCTCAAAGAGAATATAATAGATTTAAGAATAAATTTTTAGAACTAGCAGGATCATTGCCAGGAGTACAACCTACAGATCCAGTGGCCAGCGTAGATTTAATCATTGCTGAAATTAACAAAAATAAGAACCCAAGTTTTCCATGGTTCTACAGCGACATGGTTCCATATGGCACATTCAAGTACGAAGATCCAATTACCATATTTGATCCATTGACAACAACATACAAAATTAGAAATGTATTTTTAGATAAAATTTTAAGCAACCAAGCAGTTATTGTGTACTACACTCCGTCAACTACTGGGGTTAAACGTCAACTAATTAAAGATATTGATTTTAATTTTAATACCACAAGCCCAAGTATAACAATTAACAGCGATAATCTTACATTGAACGTCAGCGACAAATTATTAATTGTATCGTATGAAGATACCAATGGCGGTTACATACCCGAAACTCCAACAAAGTTAGGTACGTACCCTAAGTACATTCCAGAAATATTTGTAGATGATACATATCAGACTCCTATCAATGTTATTCGTGGACACGACGGCAGTATTACCCCAGCGTTCAACGATTACAAAGATAATATTATATTAGAATTAGAACAACGTATCTATAATAATATAAAATTACCTGACACGGGTACTTACCAAGATATCTTTACAGTTTCTCCAGGCAAATTTAGGATATTAGCTGGAATAAATGATTACAATTATCAAGAAGTTTGGTCAGTGTTATCAACTAGCTTCCTAACTTGGGTCGGTAATAACAAAATAGATTTTACATCAAATCAAACATTTGAAAGTAACAATGCATTCACATGGAACTACAGCGATTTCTTAGATAGGATTGATGAGGAAAATCTTCCAGGGTCGTGGCGTGCTTGTTATATATATTTCTATGACACCGTATATCCACATACCCGTCCTTGGGAAATGCTAGGGTTTTCATCAATGCCAGACTGGTGGGAAGGATTTTATGGTCCTGGACCGTATACTGGTGGAAATGCACTACTATGGGCAGACTTAGAACAAGGATTAATACGTGGCGGTCCACGCAGTTTAGTTGATGGTGGATATGGTCTAGGAGTAGACATAAATTTTGCTCGACCAGGACTGAGCCAACTTATTCCAGTTGATGAAAACGGATTCCTATTAACACCAGCACAGATTCTAGCTGTTAGAACAAATACAACCAGAGCCGCAGGTGCTTGGAGCATTGGCGAGTTTGGGCCTACTGAATATGCCTGGCGTGTTAGCAGTGACTTTCCATACGCTGTACAAATAGCATTGGCTCTAACCAAACCCGCTACGTATTTTGCACAGTTTGTTGACACATATAATGTCTATCGTAATCTTAGTTTAGGACAACTATTAACAGCAGGGGATAATCATCATGCACGACAAACCGATTTGTCATTCAACGGTGATACGACCTCGGGCACGGTATATAGAAGTGCTGGTTACTTAAATTGGATCGCAGATTATCTTACCAGTTTAGGAATAAACCCAGCAAGTAAAATATTGCCAATGTTACAAAAATATACATTAAATCTAGCTTATAAAATGGGTGGATTCAGTGATCAAAAATATCTACAAATACTAGCAGAACAAAGCAGTCCAAGTAGCACTAGTGCAAGTGTTATCATCCCTAACGAAAACTATGATGTACATTTGTATAAGAGTTCACCTGTAGATAAATTAATCTACAGTGCTGTTATCGTTGAAAAAACCGACAACGGATACAGTGTGCGTGGATATGATCTTAATAAACCATTCTTTACAATTATTCCTAGCCAATCTACATCTAATGCTTATCAGGTTAGTGTATTGAATAGCAGTGCAGTTATATTTGGCAATTATCTAAATCAAAAATTAACTGTTCCGTATGGTAATGAATATATTAATACTCAACAAGTAGTTGACTTCTTGATCAGTTATCAAAGATATTTGTTAGCACAAGGATTTACCTTTACAGCAGTAAATACGGACCTAAGTGAAACACAAGATTGGGAGTTAAGTGTTAAAGAATTCTTATTTTGGAGCCAACAAGGATGGAAGCCCGGCAGTATCTTGGTATTAAGCCCAACGGCTAATTCGTTAAGCGCGATTACTCAAGGTAGTATAGTTGACGGGATCAGTGATAGCCAACTTGGTAGTAAGGTCCTAGATCAAAACTTTAATCTTATTAAGAGTACAAGTTATACAGTAACACGTAGTCCTACAAATTTTAGTGTTACATTACAAGACTCAGCATCGGTGATTGCCTATGCTGAATTTGATCTTGTACAATACGAACATATTTTAGCATTTGATAATGTTACAGTGTTTAATGATGTTATCTATGAACCACAACTAGGTAATAGACAATATAGATTAAAACTAGTAGGTCAGAAGACTGATCTATGGGATGGTAGTTTATTTGCGCCAGGATTTATTTACAATAGTAAAACAGTACAATCTTGGGTGCAAGGAAAAGATTACCTTCAGGGCGAATTGGTAATTTATAAAAATCAATATTACACAGCATTGCAAAATGTCACAGCCAGCGTAAACTTTGAATTCCAATATTGGAAACAACTAGCAACGTCGGAAATTCAAACAGGATTGCTGTCAAACTTTAGTACTATCGCAGTGGGAAGTCAAAGTTTCTATGATAGTTACGGCGAGCTCAAAGATAATAATCAATTACAATACAGTCACGGATTAATTGGATTCCGTAATAGACAGTATCTAGCAGATCTAGGACTAAGCGAAACCACACAAATTGAATTCTATAAAGGATTTATTGGACAAAAAGGTACTAACAACGCGGTCAACGCACTAACTAAAGCACAGTTTAATAATCTAAACAGTGCCATTGAGTACTACGAAGAATGGGCAGTGCGTGTTGGCGAATATGGCGCTATTAGTTCAAACCCCTACGTAGAAATTGCCTTAGATGAAAAAACATTCTCTGTTAATCCTCAAGTAGCAAGATTTGTTTCAGCTAAAGATAATAATCAAGGCGATGGGTTGACTGTATTTAATTCTAATCAACTATTCAAATCAGATTACTATCATGATACTAACCTTGTTAAATTTGACGGTGAAGTTGCACTGTTGCGAGATGCTAGCAGTAATTACGAAAATGATATTCCTACAGCAGGGTATGTAAATCTTGAAGATATTGATATTACTATATTTGATCTAAACAATTATGTTAACTTAAATGTTGATCTAGTTGATGTTGGTAGTAGTTATACTATTTGGTGTGCTAAGGACTTCTCAGGTAATTGGAATGTTTATCGTGTAACTGAAACAAATAATGCTATTGTTGCTCTTGACCCGGTGCCTGAAAGCACAGACCTTATATGGACTTCACG